CTACTCATCTCGCTGCCATCGATGCCGCATTGGGTACCGGTACCGCAGAGCAAACTCGCTTACAAAATGAGTTGAATACAGCAAACAGCAATTTAACTGCAAGGCAGACCGAATTGGAAACCGCCAATGCCAATCTTGCCACAGCCAATACGACCATTCAGAATAATACCACCCGCATTGCTGAGCTTGAAAAGAAACCTGCGGTTGCTATTACGCAATCACCTAAAGAAGGTGCAGACCAGATACCTGGTGATATCACAGATCCAAAAGATTCATACCTGACAAGTGCCGATGAGGAAGTAATAATAATGCGGCAAAAACTGGGATATAAATAACCCCTTCAAAAACAGTAAACCTTATCCTTTTTATATTAAAAATTAAAAAACAAATTCAATATGGCAACAGCACCAGACATATCAGCCCTTGCAGCATACGCCGGCCTGTATGAACAAAGATTATTCAGCACACTGGTAAATGCCCTGGATGCAGTGTCTGATGTTACAGTTATACAGGGCGTAAAAGTGGCTTTACAACTTACAAAGTTACGTGCCGGTAACGGTGCAAGGCCATACAGCGTAGGTACTACCGCCAGGGCTGGCGATCTTCATTACAGTGGCCAGATATTATCAGTGGCCCAGGGTAAACGTGATTTGGAAATAGAACCCTATCAATACCGCAGCACCTGGATGAGCCAGCAAATGCAGCCTGGTGTCAACCCAACTGATATTCCTTTTGCGGCCTACGTGTGGGCGCAGGTAATGACCGAGCTGGCAGCTGAAATAAATGATAAGACCATTTATTTTGGTTTTGATAAAACTGCTGCTGCTGCTTTTGATGCAGCGCATGTATATACCGTTGGTGAATATATGCAGGTAGCCGCTGCCGATGGTGTAATTGATTACTGGAAATGTATTTCCGTAACTACTGCCGGCCAGACGCCCATTACAAACCCCGCCAAATGGCAGCAGGTAAATGCCGAAGCGATCGCCATCGGTTTTGCAAAACGCATTGCTGATGCTATTACCGCAGGATTGCCAAACCCTGTAGTAGCTACCGGTGCACTCACCAACACTACAGCATACGACCAGTTTACACAAGTGTGGAGGGCAATGCCGATAGCTTACCGTAATCGTGGTGCAATTATTTATTGCGGCTATAACAGCTCGGATTTACTGGCGGATGATTTTGAAAACAAAGTGAGCAAGTACACAGAAACAGACCTGGCCACCGGCAATATCTACCTCAGCAAAACAAACCGTAAATGCCAGATTCTTCCTGCAACATGGATGGGCACCAGCGGCCGCTTGATTTGCACGCCAAAAGAAAATTTATTGATTGGTACAGACCAGGTGAGTGACATGAATAAAATCAACACCTTCCAGAAACTGCGTACACTGGAAGCAGGTATTGATTTTGTTTTGGGCACGCAGATACGTGACCTGAGCGCCATGGTTGTAAACAATGTAGCATAATTTTTTAACCTGTACAAGCGCTTTAACGGCGCTTGTACTTATACTTTTTTTTATGGAAAATACTTTTGAAAGGGGTGGTAAAGAATACAAAGTCCTGCTGCACGCAGTCACCCTCCCAATAAAGGGCCTCAGAAAAACTCTAACTGCCGGTGAGATATGCGTTGACGAAGATGCACAGGAATGGCTGGTAGATAAAGGCAATGGTGAAAATATTGTTGAGGAAGTTCCTTCCAATATTGAACCCGACCAGGCCGTACACGAATAAACAACTTTTTAAACCTTATAATTTTTTAATAAAATGGCTAACTACGGTAATATAAGCGGGTCAACACAAACCGGTAAAGACGGCGGTTACAAACCAACGCTATACTTTGCAGAGGTAGAAGACGTGCTTACCTGGGAGCGCCCCTCTGGTGCTGGCGCCGCGCTGGGCGATACTCTGACCATTGATACGGCCCATGTTTTGGTAGCCGCAAAATCAGTGCATAGCTGGGATTGTAAAAAATTCAGCGCAAAAGTTACTGGCGCCGCCATTGGTGATCCTGGCGCGCACTTGATTTTATGGACTGCCGTAGTAGTTATCAATGGAGATAATGCACCTACACAGGAGCAGGTAATTCGTATGCTGAATGATAATAAAGTGGTATGGTTGAAAGATGCCGATTGCATTAACAACAATGGCTATATACAATTGGGCGATGATTGCAATCCGGTTGAAGTAAGCCCTGCTTTTGATTCAAAAGACAATGGCCCCACCGGTGGACAGAAGGAGTATACTCTTACCATTACCAGTCTAAAAAAGTATTTCTATAGCGCCGCATTACCTGTGCCGGCCCCATAAGTACTATCAATCTTCAAAAAAATAAAAGTCTCGCCCCCAATGGGACGAGACTTTTTTAATAAATGACTATGCCAATAGAGTTGTCAACATATAACGATAATATAAAGAGCTGGGGCGCCAGGTTCCGGGCAACAGTAATTAATAAGGGTAATGCACTTGGCATAACGCACCGCACCAACAGCCCTTCGCCTGCGGCCTCATTACCTAAAATCAGGGATAAGTACCGGGTTAGGTACGGGGCCATTAATAAGGTTGTTTTTACGTTTCCGCGCAGCCTCATCTATACTCAGCAGGGAGCCGGTAAAGGCATTGGTGGAATCAAAGGAAGCCGTTGGGTAAATGCAAAAGGTGAAACAAAAAAGACAAATGTTAAAAGCCTGGGTAAAATAGGAAGCAGCAAGCGCACACAAAAAGATTTTATTAACCAGGCGCTAGATAGTCCACAAGGATTGACTGAGCTGTCTGATATCGCCGCTGAAAGCCTGGGGGATGCCATTGTAACCGGAATAAAAATTAGTTAAGATGTCTACACAGAGTGTAAATCGCGGAATAAATATATTTATTGAAAGCGGAGATGCGCAAAAAGCTGTAGACAAGCTGCAGGCGAAGTTTGATGATCTTAAAACAAAGCTCAAAGCGGCCACAGACCCAAAAGTTGTGGCAAGTTTAAACGCTGAGCTCAGCAAACTAACTGAACCACTTGACCGGGCTCAAAAAAAACTCAGCGGCCAGTTACAACCATCTTTAAAAGATCTGGCTGCCACTGTAAGAAACCTTGGTAACGAACTCAGCCACCTCAGCGCCAGTGACGCTGGTTATGAAAAGAAAATCTTACAATATCGACAGGCTAATCTTGCCTTACAGCAGCAAACAGTCATCGTAAAAGGGCTCAACCAGGAGCATAGCGGCCTACTTGGTAAGGTCGGGGAAACTGCAAAGGAACTTGCAAAACCGTTACTCGCTTTAGCTACTATCGAAAAATTAGTAGATGTTGTAAAAGAGTTTGGTGAGGCTGCAATTGAAGAATTTGAACAGGCTGAGCGGGAGGCAGCACGTCTTAAGAACACCTTGGAGGCAGCAGGCGAATCTGATGCCTTGCCAAGGTTGGAAGGGAAAGTGCAAAAACTTGCTGACCGTTTTAAATTCCTTGATAACGATGAAATTAAAGGCGTCTTCTCACAGCTCATTACCTATGGCAAATTAACAGAGGTACAGATTGGTCGGCTTATTCCCGTTATTGCAGATCTATATGCTAAACAGCGCCTTGCTGGTAATACATCCGCGACATTAGCTGACAGCACAAGCTTGGTGATAAAGGCATTAGAAGGCAACGTAAAAGGGTTAAAAGAATATGGTATTAATATTAAAGATGCAGGCAGCACCAGCGAACGGTTTGGTGTTATTATGGATCAACTGGGCGCTAAAATTAAAGGCGCCTCTGAAACATTTTCAGAAACCCTGCCCGGGCAAATACAAACAGCCAAACAAGAAATTAAAGACCTTGAAGAAGAGGTTGGCGGCCCGCTGACAAGTGTATTTTCAAAATTTAAAATAATTGGGCTTAGCGCTTTAGCTGGCATCATAACAGGTGCGAAGGAATTAAAAGAGCAGTTTTCAGAACTGTTTATGAGCCGTACAGAAATTCAGCTAAAGGATTTTAAAAAATCTGCGGATCAACTATTTGCCAATGCAGATAAAACAGCGGCTAGCGTTGCAGAAGATGCAGCTACCAAATCTATTTCAGCACAAAAGAAATTATTGCTCAGTTATGGTGCCATTTTAAAAGCATCAAGAGAAAACTATGATTTGCTTGAAAAAACGGGTAAGCTGCAAACAGAGGACGGCGGAAAAGCGCAAAAGCAATTGTTGGAAACTTCTAAGATTGTCCTTGCTCTTAATGAACAAATAAAAAGAATACAATCAGGGAAGACACTGGGTATAAATAACGGTGATGCCAGCAATAAAACCCCCGCTAAGGATTTTACGCTACAGGATGAGGAAGCCAAATTATTAGATCGTATTAAAATAGCCTTGGCAGAAGACTCTGATGTTTTTACCAAAAAAATTGTTGAGATAAATGTGCAATTGGATGAACTATTACGCAGTGCAAAGAAAAAATTGGTTGCATACCTGGCCGATGAAAATACCACAATAGCTCAGCGAAATGCCGCCCAAAAAGAATATGATAAGCTTTACCTGGATATAAACGCTCAGCGCCTGGCAGAAACTCAACACCAGGTAGAGGAGGCATATAAACAATACGACCAGGCATTTAGAAATCATAATAAAAGAATTGATGATGAGCAAAAAAGAATAGACCAGCAGCGGATTGATGCCTATATAAAGGTGCAGGATTTACTTGTTGCGCAGATCGCCAAAAATGCAAAGCTTGAATTAGGTGAATCCACCGCCCATGATGAATTACTGGTTTTTAAAGCTAAGGGTAAAGCCAAATTAACCGCGCAGATTCAACAGTTAAAAGACCAGGAAGAAATTGAACTAGCGGCAGAAGATGCCATTGGTTCAAAAAGACTTCTCATCATTGCGGAATATGAAAAGAAAATTGCTGATCTTAAAAAGAACCATCTTGTAGAAACAATACAGGCTGCTGCTGATTTTTTAAATACAGCCAGCAATGCGCTTAACTCATATTATAATATTGTCAATGCCAAAGCCCAGGCCGAGATTGACGCAGATACACGCATTAATGATCAAAAGAAAAAGAATTTGCAGGCTCAGCTGGATGGCAAGCTGATAACCCAGAAAGAATATCAAAGAAAGGCAGATGCCCTTGACAAAGAGGTTGCACAGAAAGAACGCACGTTGCGTATAAAGCAATTTCAGCAACAAAAGCTTACCAGCCTGGCTCAGGCTGCAATAAATGTGGCTGAGGCCGTTACAAAGATGTTAACCGCAGGGCCAATTTCCGGTCAAATACTTGCTGGCATAACCGCTGCTTTTGGACTTGCAGAAATTGCCATCATTGCCAAACAGCAACCCCCAACATTTGCAAAGGGTGGTTTTATACCGTCTGGCCCCAGCCACGCGCAGGGCGGTGTAAAGCTGGTAGATAGCCGTACTGGCGGCATCCGCGGAGAAATTGAAGGCGGCGAGCCCATTCTTAGCAGGGCCACCTATAGAAACAACAAACCTATCGTAGATGCATTGCTTAATACCAGTATGAACCGCGGCGGTGCACCGCTGAATGCGTCCTGGAAAACAGCGCCTATTTCATACATGAATTTCCCGGCCCTGCAGCAGAGTATGGGCAGAAAGTTTGCCACCGGTGGAACACTACCAGGCCCTGACAATAATAATGGGCAGTCGGATGGGGTTCAACTGGCTATTTTAGACACGTTATCCCAACTTAATCAGCAATTAAAATCTGGAATTAAAGCGCCGGTTGTGCTCACAGAATTAGAAACCCAGCAAGGCCGATTAAATAATATCCGCGCTGACGCTACAGCTTCTTAAACATGACACCTGCAGCAATAGAAAAGGCCTTTAATGAGGTAATAAAAAAACGCGGAATACATGCAATTGCCGGCCGCAGCTTAAACAGCGTTTTGCAATTGCGCTACCGGCATAAGCATTACGGCAATGTTAGTATTAATACAAAGGTTTTCTTTTTGCAAAAAGCAAAATGGCCAATGGAACAATACATGTACACGCAAAAAGACCTGGTAAGCCTTATTAATTTTTACAACAAAAGTTCATCAGCAGCAAAGAACCTGGGTACCGAATATATTATTGAAAAATGGAAGGCAAAGACATAGGGGCTGCCTGTCCTTTACCAGCACATTTTTATCCTTCATCTTTAAATTATGGAGGCCACTATTTCCAGGTATGAGGCATTAAAACAAATTGATACCGGCAAAGCTTTTAGCCTGGTATTTATTACTGCCGATAGAACCCGTGGCACTGGTGGCAAACGGGTAGAAGTGGTTAACTGGGTAAAAATTGTAAACCCGGATTTGAATATGAAAATACCCGGACGTACACTGACGCAGCAAGAAAAAACCAATCTTAAAAAAGAATTGCATCAAAAGGAACGGGGTATAATGTTCAACATCTACAATCCTTTGAAACCAAGCCAGCACATTACGGCTGTTCATTATGCGCTAATGACATTTTTTAACGGTAAAAGAATAATTGATTAGCATGAGTGTAAGAATTATAAATGGTGTAGGATTTGGCAAAAGCGCAGTCATTATTGACAAAGCGGTTTCTGCAACGGTCAACACGCCGGTTGCTGAGCAGAACGCGCCTATTAAAGAAACTACCACACTCAATATTCTTAGCCTGCCATATATACCCTGGGGAGCTGATAATAGAACGCCACTGACAATGCTGCAAAGCCTTGAAGGCTGCGGCATTTTAAATAGCATCGTTAAAAGCCAGGCGCGCATGGCGCTGGGCGGAGGAGTACAATGGGCTTATACAACAAAAAATAAAGACGGCAGTACTGTAGTTGAAGAAATCCCTTCAATCCCTGAGATCGACGAATTTATGGAAGACAATAACCACTACTTCCATGAATGGGGCTGGATGGAAGATTTAAAAGGTTACAATAATGGTGCTGCCCGTTATGTCTTAAACAGCGAAAAGAAACCAAAGATTGTAAGCTTTCAGAGGGATGACATTTCGGAACTGCGTTATGCTAAAATGGATGACAACGGGTTATCGAATAGCATTTTTCTATGTGCTGAGTGGGACAGGGTTACAAATGCTGAAGACAAAAGGGTAATCAAAGTGCCGCTGATAAATTCAAATCAGCCCATAAAAAGTATTACAGATTATGCGGCGGCAGGTGAAAAACAACTGGCCATAACTTTTAAACCGCCCACATGGAATAAAAAATATTATCCAATGGGCGCCTGGCAAACGGTTCAGGATTGGATAAACATAGAACGCAAGATCCCCAAAATGAAGGATGCTATGTTTGATCATAATTTCCGGCCGCGCTACCAGGTTACCATTTTTGAGCAGTTCTGGGAAAACAGGTTTAATGGAGATGGCGATAGTAAAAACTGGGAAGATTATACCGATAAGGAAAGAGAAGCCCTGAGGCAAAAAATATATGATGGTATTGACGAACATTTAACAGGTGTTGCCAACCATGGCAAGGCTATCTATGTGGGCGGTTGGTATGACATGGCCACTGGTAAATCTTTCAGCGAAATTGATATCAAAGCTATTGACGACCTTATTAAAGAAGGTGATATGCTTCCCGAAAGCGCTACCGCCATCAGCGTTATTGCGTTTGCCATGATGTACAACCCTTCAATCATTGGCGCTTCATTACCCAGTGGCCCTTATACAAACAGCCAAGGCGGTAGTAACGTCCGGGAAAGTGTTACCGTGCAAATATTGATACACGAGCCGGAGCGGCAATTAATTCTGAGAAACTATAATATCATTAAGCGTTTTAATGAATGGGACAAGCAATATGTAAAGTCCGGTCTAAAATTGGAACCGATAATGCCCACCACCATTTTAACCACTCTTGATACAGGCGGTGGAACAAAGCCGGCCATACCTGGCGGCACACCAGGAGCTCAACAACCCAATCCCGCACCCAATAATATCAACGCTAATGGCACTAATTAAAACCATCGCTCAATTACGCAGTCAATTGCCGCGGCTACTAAGCAGCCTGGGCGATACTGCATTAATGCCGAACATTGATAAGGCGCAACAAAAACATATTTTTCCTTTTTTGGGTAAAGAACTGTTAGAAGACCTGCAGGAAAAATTTGATGCACTGCCCGACACAGCATTGGTAGCGCCCTATATAAAATTATTGAGTTATGTTCAGCAACCGCTGGCTGCCTACGCCTTATTGGATGATTTGGCATTTATACAAACCATGATAACGGATTCCGGCATCCGTACCATAAGCACTGATAAACTGCAGGCGGCTCATAAATGGGAATATCTGGAATTGAAAAACGCCCTGGAAGATTCAGCCATCATCGGCATTGAATTATTGCTACAATTTCTTTATGATAATAAGGCTGATTTGCCGTTGTGGACTAACAGTGATACTTACAAGGAAATAAGTGATTTTGTTATAAAAACTGGCACCGATTTTAGCAAGCAATATCCGCTATATGCGCCATTGTATACTTATTATGCGTTAATACCAATAATGCGGGATGTAGAAGAAAATTATCTGGCAAGCATGTACGGTCGTGATTTACTGGCTTGGATAAAAACGCAGGATACTATTGAAATAACAATACCAAGCAATGGGTTGGTTGATATTTTAAAACTGGTAAAAAAGGCAGTGGCATTCCTTACTATTAAACATGCTTGCGAACATTACAGCCCCCGGTTTGATAGGAATGGATTTACCATATTGGATGCCCGGGGCGGCAATCCTGATGATAATAGCAATACCGGCCGCGCAGAGCCTTCGCCATACGGCATACAGAAAAAAATACAAGTGTGCGATCGCGATGGACAAAATTACCTGGCAAAAAGTGCGGCCTATTTTATTGGCGTGGCCAATGGGCAATTCAGCGCTGATTTTGGTGATGATTTTACAACGGCATTTGACACCTCGCCATTGAAGCCCGTGCCAGATGCCAAGCCCTATACAAATGGCAATGAACGCAGGAATATATTCAGATTTTAATGGTAACAATTTGTTTAAATAATAAATACTATGAAATGCCCAGGGCGTGGAATGAGCTGACTAAAAAACAGCTCATTACCTGCCTGAATATTATTGAAAACGGATGGCCTGACGACAGAAAACGACTGGCATTGATACGGTGCCTTACCGGTATTAGGTGGTGGCATTTTGCCATTTGCCCGGTTACAGAATTGCAGGAATATTTTTACCTGCTCAATTTTTTATTTGATGATAATACCCTTACAAAAAACCTTCTCCCTTTCTATGACAATCTGTATGGCCCTTGCAATTTTTTGCAGAATATCATTGCCACTGAATACATTTTTACTGAAAACCACTACCTGCTTTATAAAGAACATGCAAGCGAAATAGATCTGGATTGCCTCATAGGTATTTTATACAGGAAAGGAAAAAACATGTGGCGCTACGACTACTTAGTTAACCCGGAAGGCGATATAAGGTTGCCTTTTAACGATAATCTTATACCATGGTATGCATCAAAAGTAAAAGATTGGCCGCCCAAAATAAAACGTGCCATCCTTCACTTTTATGAAGGGTGCCGGCAGCAGCTGGTAGTTAATTACAGTGATTGTTTTGGCGGCAGCGGCGAACCTGCAAAACGTGGCATGTTGAGCCTTGTGGTTATGATGGCAGAAACGGGCATATTTGGTGATTTTGAAAAAGTTGAAAAACTGTTATTGCACACTTTCTTTATTGGCCTTAGTGAGAATATAGACCAGGCCAGGAGGATTCAACCTAAAGTGATATGAGCGAATTATATATAAAACCGGCACAGGATTACATCAAACAACTCTGTACTGAACATGTAGACGTGCTGCATGATGACGACACCAATGTGGCATTTATACGGCTTTATACTGCGCAAGATTTGGCCGCCATTCGCAATAATGCATGCAATTTTTTCGTGGTGGTAGATAATTTCATTGGCCGGGTAAAAGGATCGTATGAAGAAAATAAACTGAGGCAGGAACTGACCCTGTTGTTTTTGAAAAAAGTATCAAAGACCCCAGGTGACCCTTTTGGTGCCATCGAAGATGCACAGGAAAAGGCACTGGAAGTGATGTTTGATTTTTATGAGCGGATGAAATACGACTATGAAACAGATGATTGCGGGCCTTTAAAATACCTGGATTCTACGCAAATGGTTTTTGAGCCTGTTCCCGGCCCCGTGGAGGAAGAGCACTACGGTTGGTTAATGACAATCCCTTTTGATGTTAAACTGCCTGCTTACGATGCGGCTAAATGGAACAGCGCATGATAGTAGTAACTGCACGACCATATAATGTTAATTGGAGTGGCAATGGCATTTGGTACCAGCTAACGAGCGAAGCTGCCAGGCTGGATAGCAATATTTCCTTTGAAGCAAGGGTACTATTTAAGCGTGCAGATGCGACGGGATTTACTGCCTCAGATGCATTGCCGTTAATCCCTTATAAAGGCACTGCGGTTTTTAATATTCAATCAATTGTTGATGCAGAGCTGCAATTTGGTTTGCCACAGTTATTAAACGATTCTGCCGTAACCCCTGTTGCTACACAAACGGGCATCTTTTACATCGAATTTCGGGAAGTAACCAGCAGTAGCATAGATCCTGCCTGGGATGGCAGCGAAGCAGAATTTACCAGGCACGTCGTAAAAGGTGGAGTGCCGGAATTTTTATTTAATAATAACGGGTATTGGCTTACTTATTTCCCCGCAAAAAAACCTTTTTTAAGCTGGCAATACAATGGCCGGCTGGCTGCATATAATGAACGAATTTACCTTGCTTGGTACCAGCATCCGGATATAGAAATTTTACCAGGTGGCAATTATATGTATAATATCAATATTCTTTATACTGACCTTACCACTGCTACAAAAACAGTTGCTTTTGTTGTGGCCGCCGGCAATGTGCACTATCTGCCCGTAGGTGCCGCTATGAACAACCTGAATGCTTTAAATCCAGCGCTCAGAATATACAAGTGGAATATACAAGTACTGGATAACAGTAATCCCGCTGCACCGATTATTATGAGCGAGAAGTTTTTTTATGAATTGGATAATCGGCCAGAATACAATGATTTGCCCTTACTGTATCGTGGAAGCACCGGCGGCCTTGATACTATACGCATTCGTGGCGTTGTTGAAAGTGCCCCGGGTTATCAATTGCAGCAAACAGGTAGTATAAGAAAGCCATATTATCAGGATGGGAATAAAATATCTGCATCGTTTTACCAGT